CAGCTGCAAAGAAAAAAACTAAGAAAACTACAAAGAAAAAGTGAGGAATTAAATGTTTAAGAGAACTAAAATGTACGCTATGGGTGGCGTAAAGGGAAGAAAATATGCTGCTAATGGCGGACCATTTAAAAATACAAAGTATATGTCTAATGGAGGTCCAGGTAACTCTAGAAAAAATACAAAGTATATGTCTAATGGAGGTCCAGGTAACTCTAGAAAAAATACAAAGTATATGTCTAATGGAGGTCCAGGCATGAAAAGATCTAAATATGCTTCTGGTATGGGCGCAAAAAAACAAACTAAATATAAAGCAAAAGGTGGCGCAAGATAATTAAGACATAAGGGGGAACTATGTCATATTTAATTTCCAACATACCGCAGTTTAAATGTTGGGTTCGTAGAGAATTTACTGCAAATCATCAGGATTATCACGGTGAATATCTGCATGCATTAGCATTCGCAGTCAACACTATTCCAGACAGATCATTATCATTTCAAGTTGTGTTTACAGGTTGTGAAACTGATTTTGAGGGCTATCCAGACGAAAACGTGCACGGTGGCGCTATGTGGGCAAGAATGCCGATAGAAGCACTCGTAGCTGATATAAAACTAGATGAATGGCCAAAAGCTATGGAAGATCATTTGGCACAACCTTGGGACTGTCTTAGCCATCATCATTCAGTCGTCGTTTTAGATAGGGTTAGCTCATCACCTTGGATTTGTAAAATTGGTGGTGAATTTTATACCGGTAGATATATGTTTACTGTTGATTATACAGAGCACAGTATTGCTGATGATCCTGCACAACATAAACAAAGTCATGTGCTATACTTAACGGACGCTGGTGAATATACTGGTAATTTTGTAGCTTTACCTAATAATAGAGTTAGAGCAACAAATCCAGCTTTATGGCGTACTGGAGAAGGTCCACCAGATTTTTCTCCAAGTCAATATATCCATTCGGCTGAAAAACATGAGAGTTATATGGATCCAGATATAACGTTTGATAATCTATATAACCAGGGAGATAGAGAATAATGGCGTTATCAGGTAGCACAAACTTTGAACCTAATATTACTGAGTTTATTGAAGAGGCTTATGAAAGATGCGGCCTTGAATTAAGAACAGGGTATGATTTAAAAAGTGGTATCAGATCAGCTAATTTAATGTTAGCAGAATGGGCTAACAGAGGTTTGAATCAGTGGACTATAGAACAAGCAACTCAGACGGTTACAGAAGGCACCAGTAGTTACTCACTTAATTCTAATATTATAGATGTTTTAGACGTTGTTCTACGTAGAACAGTCAATGATGTGCAAACAGATATAAGCATGAATAGGATTAGTAGATCAGAATATATCAACATCCCAAACAAAAACACCAAAGCAAGACCCTCTCAATTTTTTCTAGATAAATTAAGTACACCATCTTTAAAAATATGGCCTGCACCCGAAAACTCTACGGACATATTAGTATTTAATAAGCTTGTTAGAATGGATGATGCGGATGCGGCAACAAATACTATGGATATGCCATTTAGATTCTTCCCTTGCTTTGTAGCAGGATTAGCTTATTACATATCACAAAAAAGAGCACCACAACTGACTCCACAACTTAAATCTTTATACGAAGAAGAATTTAGGAGAGCAGCAGATCAAGATGAAGATAGAGCTTCATTTAAAGTAAGGCCAAGACTTAGAGTTCTTTGATGGCGTATGCAACTGGAAAATTTGCAAAAGCTTTATGTGATAGATGCGGATTTGAATATAAGTTATTAGAGCTAAGAGAAGAGTGGAATGGTTTAAAAACTTGTAAAAGTTGTTATGAGCCAAAACACCCACAATTAGAGCCATTAACGGCAACCGCTGATCCGGAGGCTCTATATAAGCCTAGACCTAATAATGATCATGAAGTTGGAGAAGGTTTTGTCGTAGTGGTCAATAATGATATTACTAGATACAATACTATGAACCCAGCTACTTTGGGCACCAACTTTAGTGTAAGTGAAATGACAGGAGGCCTAGGGACGGTTACAATACAAATATCATGACATTAGCAGAGTTAAAAACATTAATACAAAATTATACGGAAAATACTGAAACTACATTTGTAAACAGCTTAGATGATTTTATTAAAAATGCAGAAAATAGAATATTTGATTTGGTGCAGTTTGATTATTTTAGAAAAAACGTAACCGGATCACTAACAGCTGGTAATACGTATTTAACAACTCCAACAGATTATCAACTTAGTTTTTCATTAGCTGTTGTAGATAGTAACGGCGATTATCACTACTTAGATAAGAAACATCCATCTTTTATGCGTGAATACAGTGTAGACCCCACAGATTCAACGCTTCAAGGTCTGCCCAAGTATTACGCAGATTTTGATAAAGAGCTCTCTACAGCGTCTAATAATGGATCTACTATTATTGTTAGTCCAGTACCAGATGCTAATTACACAGTAGAGTTACATTATCTTTACAAACCAAATTCACTGGTTACTGATACAACAGGAACCTGGCTTTCTAATAATGCTAGGAATGCTTTGTTGTACGGTAGTTTAATTGAAGCTTATATATTTATGAAGGGGGAACAAGATCTTCTACAAGCTTATGAGCAAAGATTTGCTTCATCTGTTAACAGGTTGAAAAACAGAGCAGAAG